TCTTTTTTGCCATTTAAAATTACAGAAAATTTTTGCAATGATTTACTAGGTGGTAAATTATCGGCAAGTTTTTTTATTTCTTTTAAATCTCTTTTTTTCATTTACTTATTAATGGTGTTTTAATTCTTTCCTCTGGGTGCATTAAACTTTCATGCTCACCATGAAAAGCTAATGAGCTTATAGGAGTGTATATCTTTACATTTTTTTTATTAAATATATAAGTTAAGTATTGACCTACTCCACTTGATATATTAGTTCTATTAAATCTACTTTTTGGTACTTCCTTAATGTGAAAATCTATTTTTTCGAGTGCTAATCTATTACAGAAAAATCCGCAATCAGTAAAGAAAACTCTATTTAATTCGCTATTGTATTTGATAGGATGGTACGACCCCCAGCAAGATTTACGATTATCATTTATAATATTACAAACAAAAGATTCATGCCTTAATTGATTGTAGTAATCATAAATTCTATATAAGTCAATATTGCTAAAATCACTAGGTAAAAACATAAAAAAATCATCATTGCTTTTTTGTGCTTCACTAAATGCAAATTGCCAAAGTTTATAGAAATTTTCTTTACCACCATGCTCAAATTGATGAAAGTTTGATGATTCTAATTTAAAATCACTACCATCATCTAATATAATAGGTTCATATTTTTCTAACTCACTAAGTAAATTAGTAAGCATTTCTTTGCGTTGGTATGAGAATATTGTTATCATAATTCAAAACTTATTTGTTCTCCTGCATCTGGTATATAAATATTGCACCATTCAGCACTCCATATTTTAACTCGTTCAATCATTTCACTAAACTCTGTTTTGTTTAGTTGTGTTGTACTATTAGGCAACTTTTTTACTTCACCAGTCGTTTCATTTACAATTTCTTTATAGTTAAATTCAGATTTTATAAAATCATGCGTACTTTCTAAACTAACTACATTCCCTAATTCTGTAAGACCTTGTTTTACTAGTGGAACTACTACACCCCAATAATATCTATTCTGTTCATTGCTTCGTTTACTTCGTTTCTTTTCCAAAGTAAATGCAAACTCCTTACAATTCAAAGATAATGCAAATTTAAGCATTTCAGCTTTGTTTACGAGCTTTAAAACTCCATTGTCTAATCTTATAGTTGATGTGTATTTCAATTTACATCTATTAAATCATAAATTATGTAATTTCCAAAAAGTATTGAAGTTATTTCATAAATATTTCCATCATCATTAGTTATTAATCTATTGCCTACTTGTGGACTTACTCCGCTTTTAATAGCTTTTTTAATAATAGATATAAGTTCTTTTTCTGATTTATAAAACTTTTCTACATCGTATTCTTCTATACCATCTAATTTGTGGCTTACTTTTATTTGCATTTAATTTATCAATTCATTCAAATTATCAATAGCTATTTTTAGCCTATCAAGTATCAATTCTATGTGTTCTTTGTCTTTTGGTATTTCTAAAATGAATAGTTGCTTTTCATCTTGAAATCTCCAATCATAGCTTACAAAGTGTCCTACTTCCGAGCCTGTGCAATGGATGTTAAATTGTATTTGAGTGTAATATTCTTTATGCAATTTTTTAAATTCATCTACATTTCTTAGTAGTAAGTTGTCTAAATGATTAACACTATCGTATGGACACTTAACTTCGCCAACTGTTGCCCCTGCTAAAAAGTCTGGACTGCCACCTGCATACTGCTCAAATTCAGGACAAGTAAAAAACTTAGGATTTGTACTTCCAAAGTATTCAACATCTACAAAATTAAATCTATTGTATTCTTGAACGGCTTTATATTCATATTCATTGCCCCAATCGGTAGCACGTGATGAAAAACTTTCTTTTCGTCTTTGTGTTAATATTTCAACTGCCTTTTCTTTAATGTAAGTTTTTGCTGTTTCGCCAAATACATCACCTTTATTTTTGCCACTTACTAGCAACTTCCAATTTTCAGATGCAGTAAATTTTCCAAATCTTTGTTCTGCTAACATTATTTTATAGATTTTAGAGCATTTTCAACTTCACTACTTAGTGTGTAAAATTCTTTTACTTTTGCAATAGTAACAGTACCAGCTAATATCTTTTCGTACGTTTGTTTGTATTGTGGAGTTTCAAATTTAAGCTCTGGTAGTAATTTTCTAGACTTGTCTTTAAATTCTACATTTACAATTCTTAATCCAAACTTTTCACCAATACCACCTTTATTTTCTTCTACTGAAATATCTACTAATAATCCGCTCCAATCTGCATATTTTGGTAAATTTGTGCGACCCTGTATGAACTTGCAATTTGTAGGGTTTAAAATCATAGGTTTTACTTTTACTCTGTTTGCCATTTCTAACTCTTCAAAGTATGCAACTACTTTTAATTCTTTGCCTTTTGAAAGTTTGCACATTTCAGCTTTGCACTCCTTAATAGTTAGTGTAGCTTTTTTGTCTAAGTCCCAACTAGCTAAGTAGTCAGATTTATACACATCTCTCCAATGTTTGTTTTGTTCGTTCATTTTGTTTTTGTTTGTTTAATTAAATAATTGATATGCCACTATTAATGCACATATTGTAAATGCACTATAAATAAATACTTTGTATAAATCTAAAGACTTTATAAAGTCTATTAGTAAGTTAATTGTTTGCTTCATGGTATTAGTCTTAGAATTTCTTGTTTAATATTTTCTACCTTTTCTTTTAGAGCAATAGATGAAGCTATATGTTCATCGTAAAACTCCCATTGCTCCATTCTTTTTGCATTTTCAGCCATGTCCTCATATCCTTTTTGCAACTTAGCATATTGGATTAATAAATCTAATAGTTCGTTCATATTTATTTAATTAATGAATGTAAATAATCAATAAGTTCTTGTGATTGGTCTTTTAAATATGGTTTGGATAAATCCCAAGCGCACTTTAAATCTTTAGCACCATTCCAATTTCTATCATGAAAAAGCCCATATTTATTTATTGAATGTATTTCTGTATTAATTCCTTTTAACCACTCCAAAACATCACTTAGTAATATTGGGTGTCCTATTATAGAAGTTTCTTTGCTAAATTCTTTGTATATGTTTGCAACACTACAAATCTTATCATAGTTGTCATTAAAAATAGATGAACCAAAAATATAATAATCGTCATATTTATTTTTTTCATACATTTGAATAAAAATATTCCAATGAGGTGTTTTAATTATACATCCATCAGTAAGCTCCATTAATCTAGGAAGTTCTTTTTTGATTTCTTCTGTTAATTGTTCTAGTTCATTCATTTGTTTAGTGTTTTATTTCGATTATTTTATATAATTCTTCATCAGTAGGCTCATATTCAGATAGTATCTGCCAACATTCATCTTGTGAGTGTTCACCATTGAATTTATCAATTACTGAACCATCCGTAAACTCAATTTCATCAAATCCATTTCTTTGCTCATATCCAAGTTCATCGATAATTTCTTGTTTACTTATATAGAAACTTTCTTGTTCACTATCCTCTGTATTTAGGTAGTATGTAAGCAATTCCTCGACTGCATCATACTCGATTTGTACAAACTTATTCATTATTCTACTCCTTCTGGATGTTGTACAGTTTCCCACACATCATTAATAATATTTAATTCTATATCATCACACAATCCAGTTTCAACTATTTGATTTTGTTTGTAGATGCTTATACCTTTACGTTTTAAAGTATTACCTAGCTTTAATTTATTCCTCATGTGAACAAATATTGCTAATTTTTGTTTGTCTAGTTTACTTAATTCTTTTCTTATCATTGTAATTTTATTTTAATGCAAATATAATTAATTTTATTTAATTATTAAAATTTATAACCAAAGTTTTTTAGCTATTTCAAGTTTCTTTGTTAATTCATTTACTTCTTTTTTTGCGTAAGTAATTGAAAAAGAATGCTCTTGATTACGTTTGCCATTTTTATATTCTGCGTGTTTTTCGATAGCATTTTCTAGTTTATATTCTAAATATTCTAAACTTTCTGGCATTGATAAATCTATTTTATTTTCGAGTTTTGCCCAATATTCTGCTCTTGATTCGTATTCTTTTGACTTATTACTTTCTTCTACACACTTTTTCATTCGATTATGGTTACGTTCGATTAAAGACCTATGTTTTTTTTCGCTGTGATGTCCTATTTTTATAGGTTCAGCTAATACTAAAAAATCTTTGCCTTCTTGTGATGCTTCCCAATATGATGTACTTCTTTTTTCTGCATTATTAGCCCAATTTTGTAATTTTTTTGCTTTTTGTTTTGCTCTTTCTTGAGAGTTTAAACCATCTACTCTAGTAATTGAATAATAAAAAAAACCATCTTTTTCAAATAAAAGATTATGCACATAACACTCATTTTCTTTACCATATTTTGTTGTTAATATAATTATATCATCTTTTTGATGTTTTTGTGTGCATTTTGCAACCCATACATTTGGGCAATATTTAGTGTAAGTATTCATTTTTTTTGTTTTGTTTGTTTAATTATTGAAATTTAAGTGTGAGTATTACCAATTATGTGTGCAACTATATTTTGCTATCTTTTTTAATAAATTTAAGTCTTTTATTTTCGCACTATCTGAATTAAATGTAGCGTCTATTAAACTACTGTCTGTGGTTCTTGATGTGTATTCTTTGCCTGTATTTGGACTAATATATGTTACATTATATTGTCCATAACCTACTCTTTTTAAATTAAAATCTGATATACTTATTGAATTTTTCATTTTTTATTTTTTATTTAATTATTAAAATTTAAGTGGTGCATTATTATAATACACCACTTTTTTTGTTATTTTTTTGTCCATAATACAGAATTGCCACAACAATTATATACTTCAATACCAAAATAGTTTTCATTTTCTACATAAGTAAAGTAATCTCTTGATTGACCAACACACCAAACGCCATCATGTCCTATTGCTTTTTCTTTACTAACCTCTATTAATCTTCTATCATGATTCATTGAAATACCATCTATCATACCATCAAAACTGCTTAATTCTTCAACAAATAAATTGTTACTTTTTTTAATAAAAGATTTAAGAGTTGCCATTGTTATTTTTTTGTTTGCTAATTGATTATTCATTTTTTATTTTGTTTGTTTAATTAATGATGCAAATATACAACCTTTTTACAACTATGCAAATTTATTTGTACAAAAATGCAAATAAAAAAGCATTATTTTTATAAAGTATTGATTATCAAATAGAAAAAATTGCATAAAAAGTGATAATTTTATAGTAAATTTGTAAAATGAGAATAAATATAGTGCCATTATCGGTGAATAAAGCATGGCAGGGCAAGAGGTTTAAGACAAAAGAATATTTAAAATTTGAGCGTGATATGTTGTTATTGTTGCCTAAATTTAAGATACCAGAAGCACCTATTAGCTTGTCTATTCATTATGGGTTTAGCAGTCCATTGAGTGATATTGATAATCCTACTAAATTAGTAATTGATATAATGCAGAAAAAATATAAATTCAATGATAGAGATATTTTTGAATTAATTTTAACAAAAGAAATTGTAAACATAGGAAAAGAATTTATAGAAATTAATGCAAAAACATATCAAAAATTATCTTAGTCATCATGGATATACTGGATTTGAATTTATAGCCTGTGAGGTCTGCGGATGCAAGGCAGTTGATATACACCACATAGAATTTAGAAGTAAGTTTGGTAAGAATAAAAAAGATGAGCAAGACCATCATAGTAATTTAATTGCACTATGTAGAATATGCCATGATAAGGCACACAATGATAAAGACTTTAATCAATCTTTGAAAAATAAAAAAGGTGCTAATTATTAGCACCTTTAAACCAAACAATAAAATGAAAATCCACAGAATTACCCAAAAACTGGTGAATAATATTGCAAATATATACAAATATTCTTAAATCAAAATTAAAATATTCTATATGTAAAATTACTTGCTACTCGTACGTATCTAAATAATTTATTATCACGTATTATATACATTGATGCTTCTTTTTGATATTCGCTATTTTCATACTGTATGTGCAATTCTTTAAGTCCTAAATCTTGCATAGCTTTCCATACTTGCTTCCAGCTCCTAGTCAAGTCTATATCACCATACCATACTATTCTACCTTTAGGAGTGTAAATAAATGAGTTAAATATTATTTCATTGTTTGGGTATGCTTTTCTATATCCACTCTTTGAAAATGAAATTATCCTACCTGCGAATAATTTATGCTTCCTAAAAGCAATTAATTCTTTTTCTTTTGTTTTAGCTTTCTGTTCCATTTTCTTCTGTTTTTTCTACATAAAAAGTTTCATCATAAATCTCATCTACATACCTTTTTGCAATCTTTTTACACTTCTTAATTGTGCGCTCCTTAGTAGCTTGTTGGCTTTTAATCATAGGGTCGCTTTGCTCAAATAATTCATGTGCCAAAGATATTACTTGCATATTTTCAGCTCTAGTAGGAGCTTCAAATTCAAACTCTATATCTTCTTCCAACTCTTCGTCAATAACCTCGTCATCTTGATATTTTCTAGTAAATATAAAGTAAGTTAGCCCTAAAACCCAAATAGATAATATTATTAATGATAGTATCATTATAGTACTTTACCTTTTAATATTCTTTTGTTTTGAACTTCAAAATTGCCTTTAGCATCTATATCTACTATTGCAAAGCCGTGATTCCATTTGTTTATAGGCATATATTCAGGATTCAATTCACATAAACATCCTAAACTAAATGTTGTAGTCAATTTGCCCTCCAAATTACTTTCTGAATGTTCACTTGTTTGGTGGTTATGCCCTTGCATAGCTGATACCTTAGCTTTTAAAAATAAACCCCTTGCAATGTTTACTGGACTAAATACACCTCCTGCAAATTCATGTCCATGCAATACGTTTAAATGTCCTAATTTGATAATTCTTTTTTCACCAATTATAGTTACATTTTTAGCACGTTTTTTAATTATTTCTTCAAGTTGAAATTCCTCTACATCTGCTATCTCACCTGCCTTTTGCCAAAGGAAGTGATTATATCTTTCTTCATGGTTTCCAATTTTCAAATAAATTTTGCATTTATAGATATTGTTAAGTATATCCATAAATTCTTCAAAAGATTTCAATTCCTCTGCAAAATTTCTTTTCTTTGGGTCTTTGCAATATCGACTTAATCCAAAGAAATCTAGTACATCACCATTAAGTAAAATAGCATCTATTTTCATTTTCTTTGTGTAGTCAAATACGGCAGTTAATGCACTAATGGAATGATAAGGTATGTGAATATCAGAAAGTACTAATACTTTACTAGCTTTAATAACAAATGGAGTAAAACTTGTTTCATCGGATGCAGGAAGTTTATATGGATTCATTGGTTTTGGTGGAGTTTTATTTTCAGCATCTATTTTTACAACTCGCTTACCCATATTGCCTGTTATTCCTCTAATTATGCTTCTAGTAGCTTCTATGCTATCAAACATTAACGGATTATCTTTGACTATTATCCTCGCCAATTTAGCGTTTGGAAAATTTGGAAATTTCTTTAAATAAGTTCTACATATATCTGTTTTTGTCATTTTTTTGACTATTGGTTTCGCAAATATAAACATTATTTGCGAAAAACAAAATAGGGAGTATAAATACTCCCCAAACCAAAACAATAAAAATGAACGTGTAAATATAATAATTAATATT